GCGACGAGGGAGGCATCCTGATCCTGGCGAGCGGCCGGGGCGAGCCGCATCTGCGTGCGGCGGCGGGTGATCCGGACCCCGGCGACGAGGGAACGGTTGTGCTGTTCGAGGACAGCGCGGATTCGATCATCGAGCGCTACACGCGCCTTCGCATCCGAGGTGCGACGCTGTGCGCCATCCCCGCCTTCGCCGGGGCGTACCTCGAACTCGACGGTGAGGCGACACCCGAGGAACCGGCAGAAGCCGAGCCGGAAGAACCTGTTGCGGTGGTCGCCTCCTTCGCCGCTCCCGTCCGTCCCCCCTCCGCGTGGTTCTCCATGCCCGAGCCGACGCCCGACATGCGGGGGATGGTGGACGTGTACGGGATGCCCGTCGAGGAGCTGCTGGTGGAGCAGCCGGACGGTGGACTGGGTGTCCCCCTCACGATCACTGCGGACGGCCGTGTGTTCGGCCACGCCGCTCGCTGGGGCCAGTGCCACACGGGTTATCCAGGCCGGTGCGTCACGGCTCCTGAGAGCGCTTCTGCGTACGCCCACTACCACCTGGGGGAAGTTCTCTGCGCCGACGGCTCGCGGGTCGCCACGGGCGCTCTGGTGGTCGGATGCGATCACGCTGCTGCCGAGCTGCTGGCACCCGAGGCACGCGACCACTACGCGCACGCAGGACTCGGCTGGGCCGACGTGCGCGCCTCGAACGGTGCGCTCGGTGTGTGGACATGCGGGGCGGTGCGACCCGACGTGGACGAGCGGCAGCTGCGCGTGCTGCGAGCCTCCACCCTGAGCGGCGACTGGCGCCGCATCGGCAACGCGCTGGAGTTCGTCGCGAACCTGACGGTGAACACCGCGGGCTTCCCCATCGCACGCGAGGCCGTCACCGCCAGTGGTCTGCGCCGCATGGCGACCGCATCGGCCGCCCCCCGTGTCCACACGGACTCCGGGGTGCTGACGTCCCTGGTGGCGAGCGGACTGGTGCACCGGTGCGTCGAGTGCCAGAAGCGGGCCGCACTGGCGGCGTCGGGGGAGCAGGTCTTCGGGGAGCTTCTGGAGTTCGAGCCGGACCCGCGCATCGACGACGCGCTGTCGCTGCTCCGGGCCGTGGAGATGCGCACGCGCCATCTCGTGCCCGCTGCCGTGGCGGCGACTGCTGCACGCATCCGGCGGGAGTAGGCTGGATACCGTGATCGAGCAGGGCGCGCAACGTGAGGTGGCAGAGGAGTTGGATCGGTTACCCCCCATTGCCATTGCGATTCTCGTGTCTCCCCAGGAGCGGGATCATTTTGCAGCTCTACGACGGGCCTCGTTCGAGTTGGCCGTTGAGCGTGGGCATGTGAGGCGCTGACTGGTACGATCAGCCGGTAACCACCGACCGTCCTCACGGACAGAAGGGAGCGCATCCATGACGATGCGGAGCAGCGACGCCACGTTCCTGCGCAGGGAGGTTCTGCCGATCCTCGACCGGGCCTCGATCCTCAGCCCCGACGCGAAGGCGGCGCACGACCGGCTGACGGAACGGCTGGAGCACGAGGACCACGACCCCGAGCCGCCCGCGTGGGAAGTCGTTCCTTGCCGGACGATCCACGGTGAGGAACTCAGACTGGCAGTGGATGGTATCCGCCTCCCGTACATCGAAGCATGGCGGCAAGATTGGCAGGACAAGCCCGGAGTCGACCCTCTGGATGCCATCACCCTTCTTCTTGATGGGCGCATGTCGATCACAGTCACCGAGAAGGAACTCGGGCGCTGGCTGTGGTTCCTCGCCAACGCGATGGCCGTGGCCGGCGGCAGGACGTGCCACGGTGCCCACTCGTACCTGCGCAACCCGCACGGCATGTCGGGTGCGGGAGGTCCGCAGGGGTAGCCTCAGCGCGTGCCCGATTCGGCCTACGTCATGCCCCTTCTTCTCTGCCAGGACGGGGAGCCGACGACGGGCCAGTGTGCGACCGCTGCCTCCTGCCCAGCATGGTGGTGATCCCCTGCGTCCTGTTGGACGGGTTCACGCGCAGGCCGATTGGGGGGCTGGAATTTGGGGTGTGCACGGAGCACGACCAACCGGGGTAAGCCCTTGTGCCGAACAACCTGACTGTGGTAGGTTGGCAGTCGAGCGGTGCGCAGGTCGGGGTTACTTCTTTGCATAGACACCTCGGTCGTGCATAGACACCTCGGTCGACTCGGTTCTCGCTCGACACCAATCGAATCGTCCTTCCGGTGCGAAGGTCGGGGCTACTTCTTCGGGTGAAACGCCTCGTCCAACCGGGTTCTCGGAAAGGAACACCATGGCGAAGTTCTCCGGCGCGCAGGCACAGCCTGCCGATGTGCAGGGTCCCGTAGCGACCACCGACACCAGGGTTCTCACCCACGAGGGAGGTGTCGGCTGGGCCAGGGACGCCAAGTCGGACTTGTTCCTCCTGGCCGTGACGAACATGGTCGGCGAGGACACGTTCTACGAGGCACGGCAGGACCGGGACGAGAGGTTCCGCTCCCTGGTCGCTGCGGTGGTGGCCGAGGACCCCGCGTGGGTGGCTCGCTTCGTCCCCTACCTGCGCGACACGATGCAGATGCGCTCCGCGGCCGTGGTCCTCGCTTGCGAGTACGTCCGGGCGGGAGGCCCCCACGGCCGGGCCGTAGTCGACTCCGCCTGCTCCCGTCCCGACGAGCCGGCCGAGGTTCTCGGCTACTGGGCCTCTCGTTACGGGCGGCGGTTCCCGCAGCCCGTCAAGCGCGGGGTGGCCGATGCCGCGGTCCGGCTCTACGACGAGAAGGCCGTGCTCCGTTACGACGGGCAGTCCCGCTCGTGGCGCATGGGCGACGTGATCGAACTCGTCCATCCCAAGCCGAAGGCCGAGTGGCAGCAACTGCTGTTCCGGTTCCTACTCGACAACCGCCACCACAACGACGGCATGTCGAAGGTCGACGGGTCTCTGCCCCTGCTCGCCGCGGCCAGGCGTCTGGAGGAGACGCCCGATGCAGGGCGTCGCGCCCTGATCCGCGAACCGGGGGTGCTCGCCGAGGCGGGGTTCTCGTGGGAGCGGCTGTCGGGCTGGTTGCCGGGCGGCATGGACGCGGAGGCGTGGGAGGCCGTCGTCCCGTCCATGGGCTACATGGCGCTGCTCCGCAACCTGCGGAACTTCGACGAGGCGGGGGTGTCCGACGAGGTCGCCGAGGCGGTAGGCAAGCGGCTTGCCGATCCCGACGAGGTGGCGCGCTCGCGGCAGTTCCCGATGCGCTTCCTCTCGGCGTGGAAGGCGACCAGGTCGCTGCGATGGGGCTCGTACGTCGAGAAGGCGTTGCAGCTCTCGCTCGCCAACGTCCCGGTCCTGGCGGGGCGCACGCTGGTCATGGTCGACGTGTCCGGTTCGATGAGGGACCATCTGTCCGGTCGCTCCGAACTACAGCGGTGGGAGGCGGCGGCCGTGTTCGGTGCCGCGCTGGCCGTTCGCAACCGCGGGGCGACGCTGGCCGCGTATGACACCCGGCCCAGGGTCGTTCCCGCAACCACCTCGGCGTCCGTCCTCAGGATCGTGGGCGACATCGGCGAGATGGTCGGTGGCGGCACGAACACCATGGCGTGCCTCCACTCGCTGTGGGACGGGCACGACCGCGTCGTGATCCTCACCGACGAGCAGGCGCACGACTCCGGCTACGACGACTCCTCGATCCCCCTCGTCTACACGTTCAACCTGGCGGGGTGCGCGCCTGCGCACCTGCCGTCCGGGCGTCGCGGGCGCTACACGTTCGGGGGCCTGACCGACGCGGCGTTCGCCATGCTGCCGCAGCTGGAACGTCACCGGGACGCATCGTGGCCGTTCTGAGTCGGCTGGCCGCATAGGTCGCCCCACGAGGGGGAGGGCGGAGAGCCTCCTGGCTTGGGGAAAGCCGCCCTTCCCTTCACCATTGTCGTGAGCGCGCGTCATTCAAGAACCCATTCGCCTCAGGGGTAGAGAGAGGAAGCGCCGAAGCGAACGCGGTCTGTTGCAAGGTCTGGGGGTGTCCCGACGTCCCACTTCCCAACGCAGCTTCATCGTTTGGCTGCGCCACGCCTCCCCGCTTGTACTCAGGTGCGGTGCTGACCTGCCTGTTGCCGTGTCCACGACGACACGGAACTCCTTAGACGGACCTACGGCCGTGACGCCCGTCCGCTCTCGACGGGGAGTCCGTGCGGCGTCCCGTGGGCCTGGTGGCCTCGGAGTCGTTGCTCATGCCTGAGGTTCGATAACGGCGTGTCCCACGCTGGGGATGTCGGGCCGATGCTGCGGGGGACGCACCCGCTCGGGGAGACCGGTCCACCATCCGACTCGCCGGGTGGTGGTATGCTCCGTGGGTCGACGAAGTACCTCGTGTTCCTGTTTGGGAGGCCCCCGATGCAAGTCGGGGGCCTCGTCGCGTCCGAGGAGACTCGCGCCGGGGCAAGCGACGCGCGCGGATAGTCGGGCCGAAGATGCCCCCCTTGTAATTCCACGCCTGCTACCATCCGCGCCAGAGAGCAAGACCGGCCCTAGCTCCGGTCCGTGCGAGGGACACGCGTAGCGGTCCCGAGTGGCTCCACCCGCAAGCACTCACGGGAGGACCCCCGAGCATGGACGAGCTTCAGGAACTTCTGGCCCAACTCGAACGACTGGACGAGTTGACGGTCGACGAGTTGAACGCACTGCTCGCCGACCTCCGTGCCGCATCCGAGACGGTGCTGGCCGGCGACGTGGACGACGCGGCCCTCGCGTCGCTCGAAGCGGTGGCCGAGGCCACAGAGCGCATCGAGGCGACGCTGACGCAGCGCGAAGAGGCCGCAGCCGAGCAGGCCCAGCGAGCGCAGGCCCTCAGGGAGCGCATCCAGGGCGAGACCGAACCCGACCCCGAGGAGACACCCGAGGAGCCGGAGCCCGAAGAGGAACCGGAGCCCGAGGCCGAGGTCGACACACCCGAGCCGGACGAGCCCGAGGTTCCCGCCGACGAGCCGCAGGCGGTCGCCGCCACCGCGACCCCGGCGAACATCACCCGCGTGAGCGCCCGGCGTCCCGCGGCCCTGCGCCCCCGTCCCTCGGTGCGCACACCCGAGCCCGTCATCACCGCCTCGGCCAACCTGCCGGGCATCCCCGCAGGGCGTCGCCTCGACTCCCCCGACGACCTGGCCGCCGCCTTCGACGCCGCCTACCAGACGACCAAGGGGTACCGGGGCGGGCGCATGCAGGTGAGCGTGGGCCGCATCGAGGCGCAGTACCCGGCCGGGCGGACCCTGGGCCGCGACCCCATCGCCAACGAGGCCCGCATCGAAGCCGTGACCGGCCTGGCGGGCATCCAGGCGGCCGGTGGCATCTGCGCCCCCCCGACAGTGCGCTACGACCTCCCCACGGTGGGGACCGAGGCGCGGCCCTTCCGCGACGGAGCGCTGGCACGCTTCGGCGTGGACGGCAACGGCCGCGGCGCGGTGACCACCCTGGGCATCCCGCTCCTGACCGACGTGGACGGTTCGGTGGGCGTCTGGACCGAGACAACAGACACCACGCCGGGTGAGGACACCAAGGACTGCCTCACGATCACCTGCCCCGACGACTCGACAAGCACAGTCGACGCGATCACGAAGTGCCTCAAGTACGGCAACTTCATGGGCAAATTCTTCCGTGAGAACATCGACGCCTACACGCGGCTGTCCGGTGTGCTGCACTCGCGCACGGCCGAGACGCGGGCCATGACCACAGTGGGCACCGGCTCGACGCAGGTGACGGCAGGAGAGGTGCTGGGCACCACGCGTGACGTTCTGGCCGTCATCGACCGTGCCGCCGCCTCCATGCGCAACCGCCACCGGATGGACCCCGCGATGCCCCTGCGTTTCGCCGCCCCCGCGTGGCTCAAGGACAACATCCGCACCGACCTGGCCCGTGAGCTTCCCGGCTCGACAGACGAGCGCCTCGCCACCGCGGACGCGAAGATCATGACGTTCTTCGCCGTGCGGAACGTCAACGTCACGTGGTTCCTCGACGGCGAGCCGGGCCAGGTCTTCGGGGCACAGGGCGACGGTGCGCTCATCAACTGGCCGTCGACCGTCGTGACCTACCTGTACCCCGAGGGGACGTGGCTGTTCCTCGACGGTGCGGCGCTGGACTTCGGCATCGTGCGGGACTCGACACTGATCGCCACGAACGAGGTGATGGTGTTCGTGGAGACCTTCGAGCAGGTGCACTTCCACGGCGTGGAGTCCTTGCGCATCACCATGGACATCTGCCCCGACGGTTCGACCAGCGCGACCAAGGATATCGACCCCTGCCTCATCGGCTCGTAGAGCCCTGAGCCTCTGCCCCCGGTGAGCAGCCCGACCGCTGCCCACCGGGGGCAGACCGACAAGAGGACCACATGAGCCAACCCGTCGAGGCCCCCCCGGTACAGCCCCCCAGGTACGGGCTGGTCGTTGCGGCCCCGGTGGTGAACGAGCCGGGGCGGTGGGAGACAGGGTTCGCCTTCGAGCCCTCCCGCTGCGGCGCCGGAGGGCGCACCAACCTCCTGTTCTGCGACCCGGTGACGATGACGCCCGACGGCGCGTCGGAGGTGATCGAGGGGGACGCGTTCCTGGTCTACGCCTCCGACCGCTGCTCCCCCGTGCAGCAGCGTGACTTCGCCGGGATCGCGAGGGCGCAACTGGAGGCCATTCGCTCGTTCGAGTTGGCCGAGGAGCTCTGGACCGGGAGCCTGGGCCTGACGCAGCGCAGCCTCACCGACCCTGCGTCGGACACCGTGACGAACGGACCGGCCGACCCGGTGGACGCGCTCGCCTGCCTGGAGCAGGGACTGGCGCGGTGCAACAAGGGACGGCGGGGGATGATCCACGTGACCCCCCAGGCGCTGATCCACCTGTGGAGCCGTCAGGCGCTGCGCATCGAGGGGGGACTGGTCCTCACGCCGCTCGGCACCATCGTGGTGTCCGACGCTGGCTACGACGGGTCCGGACCCGGCACAGTGCCCGCGGGAGCGTCCCAGTGGGCCTACGCCACCTCCATGGTGCAGGTGCTCCTCGGTGGCGTGGAGGTCGTGCCCCCGAACACCGACACCCCCGCGGGGCTGGCAGAGGCCCTGGACCGCTCGGACGACACCGTGACGGTGTTCGCCACCCAGCCGGTGTCGTGGAAGAACGATCAATGCTGCCTCTTGGCCGCCGAATTGGACCTGTCCGCCTGTCTTATCGGCGGCGCATCGTGACGAAGGAGTAGCCCCATGGCCGACCATTGCCTTCCCCAACTCCACGCCTGCCCCGTCCGGGTGGCGAGGCTTGACACCAACGGGGTTCCCCTGCCGGGAGCGGAGAACCTCTACGTCTCCGGTGCCCTGGTGCGCTTCGGCACAACGCCCGTGTTCGAGGACGGCGACGAGATCACGCTCAAGAACGCGTGCGGCGACCTGTGCGTCAACTACCGGGGCGACGACAGCTTCAAGCGCCTCGACGTGACCATCGAGTTGTGCACCCAGGACCCGTTCCTGTCCGAGATGCTCTCGGGGGGCGAGGTGCTGACCGACGGCGAGGCGAGGGGCTACGCCGCTCCCGCGCTGGGCACCGTCACCGGGAACGGGATCAGCCTGGAGCTGTGGACCAAGCGGGTGATCGACGAGGATCTCGACCCCGACTTCCCCTACGCCTGGTGGGTCTTCCCCAAGATCAAGAACCTGCGCATCGGGGAGAAGGCGTACGAGAACGGCCCCCTGGCGAACCAGTTCACGGGGCGGGCGGTGGAGAACCCCAACTGGTTCGACGGCCCCCTCAACGACTGGCCCGCCACGTCCGACCGCGTGTACCAGTGGATCGAGACGACCGACAAGCCCGTCGCGTCGTGCGGGTTCGCCTCGCTAGCGGCTTCTTAGCCGATGCCCTGGCTGACGGACGCGGCGCGCAACACGATGCTCGACGCCCTGGCCGGTCAGGCCGGGTTCGTGAGTCTCCACAGCGCGTACCCGGACGCCACGGGCAGCAACGAGGTGACAGGAGCGCCCTACGCCCGGCAGGCGGTCACCTGGAACCCCGCGGCGGCAGGCGGCCTGGACAACAACGCCAACCCGTCGTTCAACCTCCCGGCGCTCACGACGGTCGCCTGGTTCGGGCTGTTCGACGCCGCGACAGCGGGGACGTTCCTGACCCGTCTCCCCATCGGGTCGACAGTCGTCCGCCCCTTCCAGGCCACGACGGCCGACGTGTTCACCAGCGCGGCGCACGGCTTCACCGACGGGTCCACCGTCGTCCTCATGGACACCGACGGGGCCTCCCTGCCAACGGGGGTGGTGGAGGGGACGGAGTACTTCGTGCGCGACGCGACGGCCGACACCTTCAAGCTCGCCCTCACCAGCGGGGGCGTGGCGATCGACCTGACCGCCGCGGGGGCGGGGTTCGCCGCCGACATCGCCACCGAGACGTTCACAGGAGCGGGTGGCGTCCTGAACGTGGGCGACCTCGACGTGTTCGCCCTGCTGGGCTGAGCCGTGGCCGAAGGCACGATCCAGGCCCCGACCTGATGCGCTGGTTCGCCGTGTACGACGAGGCGACGGGGGAGCTCGTGTCGATCGGCACGGTGGTAGATCGAGCGGCGCTCCGACCCGGCTTGGCCGTTCGGGACGTGGGCGAGACCGCTCCGGCCGACATGTGGGACGCGCAGGCCAGGAACTTCGTGCCCCGGCCGCCCAAGACGACGGTGACGCTGCGACAGGCACTCGAATCCGACCCCGACCTGGCCGCGCTCACGGCCGCGCAACGGAGTCGCGTCGTCGGTGTCGTGAAGCGCGTAATGTCGAAGCTGGAGATCGATCTCGACGAGGTGCGGGTCCGTGGGTGACTGGTCGCAGATCGTCGGCTCGCCGGGTTCGGGTATCGCCGCCGTCCCATTGACGACGGACGGGATCACCGTGGTAGCCAATGCCATCGCCAACACGATGGGGACATGGGTCGAGTTGTCGCCCTCCCTACCGTCGGCGAGCGGCGGCCTGATCCTCGGTGGTCGAACTGGCGCCACCGGCACCCAGCACCACGTCGACATCGGGATCGGGCCTATCGGGTTCGAAGTGGTGGTCGCCGAGCGTCTGGCCGTATCGGCCAATTCCGCCAACGGTTTTGAACTGCTGCTGCCTCTCGCTCTCCCCAAGGAGCAGCGCCTGGCGGCTCGGGTGGCCTCGACACCGGGCGGCGGGGCGGTGCGGCTCGTCGGATGGGCCGTGCCGTCAACCCCCCGCACGCCCAGCGGGTACGGGCGCTGTGTCACCTACGGTGCCGTGGCGGCCGACACCGGGGGCACGCAGGTCGACCCCGGTGGCACGCTCAACTCCAAGGGGGCCTGGGTCGAATTGACCTCGGCCACGACGCTCCCGGTCCGGGCCCTGCTCCTGGCCGTGCGACTCGCCGACAACAACCCCGCTCCTGCCTCGTCCCGCTGGCTGGTCGACATAGGCATGGGGCCCGCCGGCAGCGAGCAGGTCGTCGTGCCCAATGTGTTCCAACAGGGGGGCACGGGCGTCAACAGCCTCGACCTGTTCAACGGCCCGTTCCCCGTCTCGGTTCCCCCGGGCACCCGCATAGCCGCTCGTGCTCAGTGCTCCACAACGGACGCCACCGACCGCCTCATCGACGTGATCGCCTACGGATTCTCTTGATGGAGGCACCATGCCACTGACCGAGAAGGCCTCCGGCACGCAGACAGCGGTCGTCGGCACCGAGCACACCCTCCTCGACACGAACGACCTCGGCGTCTACGTGCTGGAGGTCGACGCCAACGCCATGGCGCTGGGCGACGTGGTGGAGCTCCGCATCTACTCCAAGGTCACCAACGGCGGGACGACCCGGCTGGCCTACGAGGCGACCTACGCCCACGTCCAGGGCGAGCCCAACAAGTACAGCGTGCCGGTGCCGGCCATGCGCAACTTCAAGGCCACGCTGAAGCAGACGGCCGGCGTGGCGCGGTCGTTCCCGTGGACCGTCCTGGCGCTCTGACGCTGTGCTGAGCACCCGGCACCTGGCCGAGTTCCTGCCGACCGTCAAGTCCGTCACCGTCGGGGCCGTCGCGTGGGCGGGAGGAACAGCGGTCGCCGAGACGGTGCGCACGGCCACGGTCTCGGGTGGGGCCCGGACGGGCTCGGACGTGAGCGTGAACGCCACCAGCGCCCGCGTGACGGACGGTGCGGCGTTCGGTGGTGCCTGGGCCTCCTCTGCCGCTCTGCGGACTTCCGGCGGCTCAGGGAGCGCCAGGGGCGGCTCTCATGGCGAGTCGTCGGCTGCGTCGGTCCGGGGGGGCTCCGCCACCGGGCACTGCGGCTCCTGGGCCTCGAACAGCGGGCGCATGGTGACGGCTTCGGCACGCGGGTACGCCGGGGCCGACGTGGTCGCCTCGGCCCTCGGTGTCCGTGTGACGACGGGGAGTGGGTTCGGAGGTGCAAGCGCGACCTCGGCCCTCGGCCTCGTCGCCCACGGCCGGGGCTGCGAGGTGGGGCCTGCCACCGAACGGGGATGCGAAACCGCTCCTGCTTCGACCCGTGGCTGCGCCACCGAGCCGGGAACCCCCCGCTCCTGCTGAGAAGCCGTTACCATCGGCCGCCATGGGAGCACCGTGCCCGTCCATCTGCTCGCCGTGGGCGGACATCGCGGACATCTGCAACCCCCCCGACGTGACGGACGAGACACTCGAACAGCAGCTCCTCAACGCGTCCAACATCCTCTTCCACTTCACAGGCCGTCAGTGGCCCGGCAGTTGCGCCGAGACGGTCCGTCCCTGCGGGGGAGGGAGCGAGGGGTGGTGCGGGTGCTCCGGGGGCCGTACGTGCGGTTGCAGGCGACCCAGCGAGATTCGCCTCGGCGGCTCGCCCATCACGAGCGTCACCGAGGTGAAGATCGACGGCGCGGTACTCGACCCCTCGCTGTACCGGGTGGACGACTGGACGCACCTCGTCTACCTGCCCGCGGACGACGACGAGCGCCAGGGTTGGCCCTGCTGTCAGGACGTACGTCTCCCCGACAGCGAGGAGAACACGTGGTCCGTGGCCTACACCTACGGCACCGGCCCCGATGTGGGGGGGTCGATCTACGCGGCGGAGTTGGCGGGGGAACTGGCACGAGCATGTGCCGGCGACACGGAATGTCGCCTCCCCAAGCGGGTGCAGACCATCGTGCGCCAGGGGGTGACCCTCGCAGTGGTGGACCCGCTCAACCTCTTCGAGGACGGGCGCACCGGGTTGCCGGACGTCGACCTGTGGCTGGGGAGCCTCCGCTACGGGCGGCGCAAGCGCCGGGCCACGGTGATGATCCCCGGTCAGGGTCGCAGAGTTCGGCGGGTGGGGACTTGACCCGCTTACCCGACCACGGTAGGGTACAGTCGGACGGGTCGAAGGGAGCGGGGATGTTCTGGGTGAGCGACGGCACTCGACAGCACCACGTCGAGAAGGAGCGGGGGACGGGACTGCTCGCGAGGACGAGCTGCGGTGCGCTGTTGAAGTCCTCGGACTGGCGGTGGAGCCGTGACCCGTTCTCCGGCGTGCCGATCTGTCGCAGGCCGAAGTGCCTGTCGAGGATCGAGGGCGGTGACGACTTTTGAGAGTCGTCACTCCCGAGCCCTGCGCCATCTGGAGACAACGGCCGAAAGGCTGTCGCGGGACGTCAACTCGTACGACAACGTCTCGATAAAGATGAGCGTCTCCACAATCGCCACGCTCGCTCAAACTGAAACGATCCTGCGGACGGTCGCGGTGGACGTCACCGAGGACCCGTCATGAGACTGCACGCTGCGGTCGCCGCCCTCCTCCTCGCCTCCTGCGCCCCCGAGCGCACCCCCATACGCCATATCGTCGCCGTCCCCGAGACGACGACCACGACCTCGACTGCTGTCGGCCCGCCCCCCGTCGTGCAAACGACGGTTCCCCGCAGCAGCCGAGCCGCCGTCCGACCCCGCCCTCGTTCTCCATCGTCGGCGGGGTCGGCGGCATCCACCCGGCGAGTCGTCTCCACTGCGTACTGCCTCACGGGAACGATGGCGAACGGCAGGCCAGCCCACCGGGGAGCGGTGGCGATGAACGGTGTCCCCTTCGGCACGCGGTTCCGCGTCCTCGACGGGCCCCTGGCCGGTGCGGTGCTGGTGGTGTCGGACAGGATCGGAAGCGGCAGCGAATTCGATGTCGCCTTCCCCGGTGACTGCCCGAGGGCAATCAAGTACGGCAGGCGCACGGTACGGATCGAGGTGGCGTGAGCAGGCCCGACACGCACACGAGGACGCCCACGTGCATCCGGTTCGACGGGGACACCCTCCGGTGTCTCCAGGCCGCTGCCGCCGAACGGGACGTGTCGATGAACTGGCTCGTCAACCGGGCAGTGGTCGACTTTCTGACCCGACTGCTTCCGATCGAGGAATGGCGTTTGACGAGGGACGCGTCGTGAGGCCCCGTCTCCTCCGCAGCGAGTTGACCGGATCGGTCTACGTCGTCACGCGCCACCGCGTGCTGGACAACGGCGTGATCGAGGCGACAGTCAAGCACGACGTGACCGAGGAGTTCGACGCGCTGGCCCGCATCCACCTGACGGAGAAGGGATGGGAGAAGAAGTGAGCGAGATGTGCGCCGGTAGCGGCTCGTGGGCTGCAGAGCCGGTGATTCTCGACACCGTGCCGGGGGTCGAGCCGCAAGGCACCTGTCCCGTTTGCGGGCGCAACATGCCCCTGCGGCGGTATCGCCTGCCCGACCACGAGGGAAGCGGAGTGGGCCGATGAGCGAGACCATGTGTGACTTCTGTCTCGACTACTGCGGCCACACCTGCCCCGAGTGGCGCACACTCCAAGAGGAGGAACTCGACGCGAGGGACCTGGAAAGGGACGACGAGACGTGACGAACTTCGATTCCGAACCACCGGGCCCTCCGTGGGACTGGCCCTGGCCGTGGAACGTCATCTCGGCGGTCGTGGTCGGGCTCGCCCTCGGTGGTCTCGTCAGCATCGTGATGTTGGCCCTGTGGGGTTGTCGTCCGTGAGACGAGATCGACCTGACCCCGCTATGGTGAGGACATGATCGGCACCACGCACCATCGCTTCGTCCCGACCAACTACGGCTCGGAGACGGCCCACGCGCACGAGAGGCCCTGGGGCACACTCACGCACGAGCACGCCGACGGGTGGTCGGCTCACGAGCACCTGCTGTCGACGGGGGAGGCGCTCGGTGTCACCGTGGACACGACGGAGTGGGCGTGAAACCCCTTGTCGTGGTCGAACTGGGAAATTTTCGGCCCTCCCATTCGACCGAAACCCACCTGGCTCGCAGTCTCGAATCCCTGGGGCACACGGTCGTACGGCTGCAGGAGGACGAACCCGAAGCGTGGGACGCGGTCGCGGTGCTCGCCCACACACCCGACTTCCTCCTGTGGACACGTACCTGGCACCTTCCCCAGTTCGACCAGTTGGGGTTGCTCGCTCGATGCCGGGAGGCGTGCATTCCGACCGTCGCTTTTCACCTCGATCGATGGATTGGCCTGGACCGCGAGCACCAGATACATGACGAGGCCATGTTCCGATGCGAACTCGTGGTAACGGCGGACGGCGGGCACGACGCAGAGTGGGCCGAGGCGGGCGTCAACCACCTCTGGATGCCACCGGGCGTCGTGGAGGACGAGTGCGGCCCGGGAACGCCCAGGAGCGCCTGGAGGGCCGATGTGGCCTTCCTGGGGAGCGCCACGCGCTACCACGCCGAGTGGCTGCCCTACCGCCAGGAACTGCTGTACAAGCTCCGCTCCCGCTACCGCCAGCGCTTCAAGGTCTTCCCCCGTCCGGGGCAGCGCCAGATCAGGGGAGCGGACCTGGCCGACCTGTTCGCCTCGGTCAAGGTGATGGTCGGGGACTCGTGCCTCGCCGGTGGTCAGACGCACTACACGAGCGACAGAGTGCCCGAGACGCTCGGTCGCGGTGGCTTCCTGATCCACCCCGCGGTCGAAGGGATGCCGTACACCGACGGCGTGCACCTCGTCACCTACGAGCTGGGCAACTGGCCGCAGCTCTTCGAGCGCATCGACCACTACCTCGCCCACGAGGACGAGCGCCGCCGCATCGCCGAGCAGGGTATGGAACTGGTGCGCACACGCGACACCTACCGCCACCGCATGGAGTCACTGATCGACCACCTGCGGGAGACGGGGATGCTGCGTGAGCGCAGCCTCGCGGGCAGGGGAGGGCGCGTCACGGTCTTCGACCGCGGGGCCTCGGCGACCTTCGACCTGCGCGAGGGCAGCAGCGACGGGTTGATCGTGGACGAGGTGTGGCGGGAGAACGTCTACCGCCTGGACCCCGCGGACGTGACAGGCGGGGTGGTGGTGGACCTGGGGGCGAACGTGGGGGCGTTCAGCTTGTGGGCGCTCGCGCACGGTGCGGCGATGATCCACGCCTACGAGCCCGAGCCGGGGAACTACGACCAACTGCGCTTCAACCTCATCGATGCCAACCGTATGCACGGGTGGGACATCGCCAGGGAGGCGGTCCTGGGCGAATCCGGTGGCGCATGGATGATGCGAGGAGCGATCGGTCACGAGGGTGACGCACGGGTGTGCACAGGTGAGGTGGTGGACAAGGTGCATCTTCTTCTGGACGTGCGGGTGGCGTCGATCAACGCCGTGCTGGACAGGGCGAGGCACCAAGGCGAACCGGAGCCGGGAGGACAGCCCGAGGGCACGTGGCCCTACTCGCTCCGAGCAAGAGAAGTGGCGGTCCTCAAGCTCGACGTGGAGGGCAGCGAGTACGACATCATGGACGGTCTGGACCCCACACTGCTGCGCCACATCCGCCGCATCGTCATGGAGTTCCACGTCCCGCCACCCGGAACGACCTTCGGCCTGGGGGCGATGGTCGCGAAGCTGGCCGAGCACGGCCACGTGGAAGTGCTGGGGAGGCCGAGCGTGGGGGGCTACATCTGGTGGCGGAGGTATGAGACGTGATCGTCGTGACCGACGACGGCTTCATCACCTGGCCGCTTCTCGTGGTCACGATCGTCCTGACGGTGATCGTGGTCGTTCTCGTGTGGCGCTGGATGGAGCCATGAACCGGTGGACACGCTGGCTCAGGCGGCGGGCTCACGACCGTGCGCAGCACGATGCCCTAGTGCAGACACGGATGACGAGGCCGGTAGCGCCCGGTGGACCGTGGCCGGAGTGGGACTACTTCGTCGAAGTGTACGAGTGCCCCGACCCCCTGACCTGTGATCACGTCGGATTGGCAGGGCGTTTCTTCCGGATGACCCGGCCGCTTCCCCCCTGGGTGTGGTGGCTCGGTGGCTGGGTGGCGGCCAGCGTGTACCGGTACCACGGCTTCTGGTGGTCGCTCGCGTTCGCCTTCTTGACCGGCGGCGTTGCGCAACTCTGGCCTGACTCACCAGGGAACCGGGAACGATGAGACTCGGTCTTCTCGCCCGAGCCGAGGACAGAGGGCTCGGCGTGCTTTCGTGGGAGACTGCCCGTCACCTGCACCCCGACCGCACGCTCGTGGTCGACATGGGACCGCTGGCACGGGGCTTCCCCATGCACCTGGACCGCTACCCCGGAGCGACGGTCGTGCCCTTCGTGGAGGGGTGCTTCCCCGAGCGCATCGTCCGGGAGTGGCTCGACGGCCTGGACGTGGTCTATTGCGTGGACGCTGACACGCAGGTGTTTACCAATCGAGGGTGGTTGTCCTATGCCGAAGTACAGGAAGGCGATCTCACTCTAGGGATTGATGCCTTGACGCACCTTGCGACCTGGCAGCCCGTCGAGAGGGTCCATGTGTTTCCCGAACGACCCCGCCGAATGCTCTCGATCGAGTCTCGGGATCACTCGTCGCTGACGACCGAGAACCATCGATGGTACGTCGAACACCAGATGAACGGTCCGAAGCCTCATCACCGACGAGTCGAAAACCGAGTACGTCTGTCGAAAGAGCTGACTAGGCATGATCGGATTCGTCGAGCGGCCCCGTGTGTGAACTTGCCGAGCGACCCGAAATACACGGACGCCCTCGTCGAACTTGTCGCATGGTTCTACACGGAGGGTCATCTGAGCAGCGGAGGAATCGGACTCACGCAATCCGAACGGGTCAATCCGGATCATTGCGACCGCATCCGCTTGGCCCTCACGGCGTTGTTCGGGCCTGCCTCTGAGTCGCTGCGTCATGGTCGTAGCACTGAGCTGACTCCCAAATGGCGGGAGTACGAGCATCGAAGCGCCTCCGGGTGTGTTCGGTGGCGGCTCAACCGGGCGGCGAGCGAGCCTCTGTTTGATGTTGCTCCGGAGAAGGTCGTCTCCGGCGCGTTCATCCGATCCTTGACCCGTTCCCAATTGCAACTGTTCGTCGATGTCTCGATGGCCGCCGACAACGCCGGGCGCTCGTGCTTCGGACAGAAGGACCCCCGACGGGTCGAAGCGTTCGAGTTGGCTTGCATCCTGCTTGGAATCGCCACCTCCCGCTATCAGACCAAGGGCGGGATACACATCGTGTCGATGCACAAGACGACGCGCGTGTGGCTCGGGGAAGCTCGGCGGGAATGGGTCGAGCATGATGGCATCGTTTGGTGTCCTGTAACCGCTTCTGGCTCCTGGCTGGCTCGACGTCACGGCACGCTCTACTTCACCGGGAACACGGCCGAGACGCCGTACGACTTCCGCCTCCTCACCTGGGCACAAGAGGGGGGGACAGCCACGGTGCTGCACACGATGCCCGAGTTCTTCCACTGGACGCGCTCGCCCGACCTCCCCCGGCCCACCGTGTGGTGGAACCCGACCACCTGGCGCTCGCACCTGCTGCCCGACGAGGTGCAGACGGTGCCCGTACCCGTCGCTATGGACCGCTTTGACGACCTTGCGCGAGACCGAAACGCCGACGAGAAGGACGCCATACCGACCTTCCTCCACGTGGCAGGCCACCGTGCCATGGCGGACCGCAACGGCACCCGTTCGTTCCTCATGGCGCTCAGGCACCTCACAGCGCCCATGAGGGTCCTCGTGCTGGGCCAGGACCGCCGTATGCCGTCCAGGGGCTCCACGAGCCGTGTGGTGACCGTGGAGAGTCACCTGGGCGGCGTGGAGGACTACTGGCGGCTGTACGAGGGCGCCGACGTGCTGGTGATGCCGCGCCGTTACGGCGGGCTGTCGTTGCCCTGCATCGAGGCGATGGGCGCGGGCCTCGCGGTGGTGATGACCGACACCGAGCCCCAGGCGAGCACCTGGCCGGTGATCCGTGTGGCGACAACGGACGGCGGAGTGATCGAGACGGGCGGGGGGACGGTGTCTCTGGTGCAGGCCGATCCCCGCGAGTTGGCTCGTTTCATGGACGCGCTGGCGACGACGCCCGCCCTGCTGGACATCTGGCGAGACAGGGCGCGTGAGTGGGCGCTCGCCAACTCGTGGGACCGGCTGCGTCCTCTGTACGAGATGAAGCTGGCCGAGGCGTGCGTGCTGGCGGAGGAGCAGCGGCGGTGACGACACCGTGCGTCTCCTGCCCGTGGCGGCGGTCGAGCCCCGTGGGTGGCGCGGGTATCCCCGGCTTCGACATCGACAAGATGAGGACCCTGCGCTGCACGGTCGGCGAGGGGGACGCGTTCCGGCCCGTCATGGCCTGCCACTACTCGCCGGAAGGTGGCGAGTCCCCGTGCGTCGGATACCTGGCGGTTCACGGCTACAGCAATCTCAGTGTCCGGATGATGGCGATGCGGGGCGAGGTTGATCTTCCTGCCGTAGTCGATGCCTGTGAGTTGTTGGACCTGTGGCCGTCGTTCGACGAGATGCTGGACGCCTACGAGTCGGCGTGATCCACCTCTTCGCGAGCCGAGCGCATTACGAGTCGCACTTGGCCCCCATCTGGCGTGCCCTCCCCCCCGAGCACCGCGGCCTCTCCTGGGGCACCAAGGCGTCGGACCCGTGGAACACGCCCCACACCAAGCGCGACCTCCCCGGACCGCACGAGCTGGTGATGGTGGCCTCGTGGGCCGACTACCGACGTGTCGCGCCTCGCCCGGTCGTGCTGGTTGAGCATGGGGCCGGCCAGTCGTACTCGGGGACGCCCGAGACGGCCGACGACCCGAGCTACAGCGGAGGACGCGACCGCGACCGGGTGGTGCTGTTCGTCGTGCCGAACGAGACGGCGGCGGCGCGCTGCCGGGCGAGGCAGCCGGACGTTCCGGTCGCGGTGGTCGGTTCGCCGTTACTCGACCCGTACCACGCTAGGGTGCCCTTGCCATCAGAGCCCAACCGTGGTAGGGTGATAGAGCCGGGAGGGCGGGGCGGTCTCATCGTCTCCACCCCATCGGGTTCGCAGTCCTTCGCCGTGGACCTGCGACCCAAGGGGAGAACCGCCCTCCCGGCACAGAGCGGGGTGGAGCAGTTGGCAGCTCGCCAGCCTCATAAGCTGGAGGTCGCCGGTTCGAGTCCGGCCCCCGCTTCGGGGTGTCACGAGCCTATGGACGCACTGGCTACGGGCACCGGTGGGGGAGGTGGTGACGACGGTTGCCACAGCCCTCACGAAATATCCGGCGCCCCCCGGAAACGAAGGCCACCATCGGACCATCCGGTGGTGGCCTTCACCTTCCACCACGACTCCCCCCTCTGCCCCGAGACGCGCAGCGCGTGGCGCCACTACGACGCGGCGCTCCCCGCCGTCTTCAACACCCTGTTAGCCCGAGGACTGAATCCGTTGGGCCACGGGCACCCTCGCATGTGGCGCACACTGCACCGGCGGTGGAACGAGTTGGGCGTGGAGTCGACGCCGGACCTGGGGGACGTGTTCGACCGAGCGTCGGTGCTCGTGGCCGACAACACCTCTGCGATGTGGGAGGCCGCCAGCCTCGACATCCCGCTCGTGATCCTCGACGCGCCGTGGTACAGACTCCACGTGGACCACCGCCTCCGATTCTGGGAGTTCGCCGACGCGGGTGTCCGCATCGGGGACCCCGCCGACTTGGTGGGTGCGGTCGAGCTTGCCCTCACGGACCCGCCGGAGGTCGCTCAGAGGCGGCGTGAGGCCGCCGAGGCCGTGTTCGCGTACCGAGACGGGAAAGCGGCTCAAAGGGCCGCAGAGGCGATCCTGTGCGTTCTGCGAGAAAGGAGCGAGGCATGGGCCAGCTCCCCGAGGGGATGAAGGTGCTCAGTGCACCCATTGATGCTGACCCGCACAAGCAGGCGCGCATACGCGCATACGCGCCATCGAGGAAGGCATCACGGTGCAGGAACTCGTGATCCGAGCCACGAGGGCATACCTCGCCGAGCATCCGGCGCCGGGGTAGCATCCTCGACGTGCCTGACCCATTCGCAGCGAAGGGCCCTCCCCGCAGGAGCCGCACTTCCGGTTCCGCCCCACCGTCCGACGCGGTGGCAGAACCGGAAGTCGGACCGGTGCCGGACGGCTCGGTCGCCGTGGTGCTCGACTGGGTCGGTTCCGATCCCGACCGTGCCCGAGCGGCCCTCCATCGCGAGAACGCCAAGCCCGATACGCACCGCCGCACCAGCCTGATCCGACCCCTCGAATCCCTGGTGGGCGATGGCCCTCCCGCCTGAACGGGCCTACCAACTGGCCGCAGCAGCGTTGCAGGCGGTGGTCCAGCACTACGCGGACGAGAGCGAAGACCTGCCCGCCCGGCAGTTCGCCTCGGACGGCGAGGTCGCGTGGGACTGTGAGTTCGTCGCCGTCAGGGTGGTCCGCATCTACGCGGGCACCCCCGACGCCGAGATCGTCGGCAGCCTCAACTGCCCCCTCACCCTCACCGCGGTCCTCGGGCTGAGCGTCGCCCGTTGCGTGCCGACCATGGGGGAGCAGGGGACACCCCCGAGCGCATCCGAGATCGACGCGAGCGCCCAGGTGGTGCTCAAGGACCCCCTGCTGCTCTACGCGGCTCTCAGGGAGGCGCAGAAAGCGGGGGACCTGGCCGGGTGCAGCGGGCTGGCCTACGAGCAGTGGGTGGCGATCGGGCCGTCGGGGGGGATGTCGGGGGGGGAGTTGACGGTGAGGGTGCTGCTCACGAGTTGAGCCCGGCCAGTGCGTGGACCTGCGTGGAGTAGGATGGCGTGTGTGGAGGTCCGCACCGACGATATCCCCATGCCGGGCCCTCCGTCCCCCGGCGTCGAGAGGCGGGCCCTGGACTGGATCGAGCGGATCAGGGCCAGAGGTGTCCCACCCGAGGTAAACCCCCTGGTGGTGCTCCTGTGCGCCCAGATGGCGCACGACGACGCCCACCCGGCCGAGAGCATCCTGAGGAGGCTGCTGGTGCAGGGCAGGCTCACCCACCACAACTGGATGGACGAGCGGGACGAACTGTTCTCGTTCGCTATTGAGCCCCCAATGGCTCTCACCCCTGAGGAAGCCGAGTACCTGCGCTCGCTGTAGCCTCAAGGCGTGGCCGACGTTCGCTTCAAGCCGGACCCCGTGGCACTGGCGAACCTGCTCCGCGGCCCGAACGGCCCCGTGGCGCGCCGAGCGCTCGAAGACGCGACGCTCGTCAAGCGAGAGGCCCAGCGCCTGGTGGGCAAGGACACGCACGCGTTGGAGCACTCGATCGTCACACGCGTCACGGTCGAGGGGCAGCGGGTGGTGGCGTACGTGGGGAGCGAGAAGCCCTACGCCCTCTTCCACCACGAGGGGACACGCGCTCATCCCATCGAGCCCGTCAAGGCGAAGGTGCTGCGCTTCACAGTCGGCGGGGCGGTGGTGTTCGCCGCGAGGGTGCAGCATCCTGGGACGCGGCGAAATCCGTATCTTGTGGATGCGCTGAGGGTGCTGCGGGGGCGGTACTGACGCCTCTTGCCACTGTGACCTGACTGCGGTACGGTCGGGTGCATGGACACGGGATCAGCGGCCAGGACCATGATGAGCTACACCGGAAGTGCCGAACGAGCCCGGAGCATCACAGAGAACGGGGCAGGGTGGTACCGATGGCTGGTCCTCGTTCCCGGCGCGGTCCTGTGGCTACTTCTGGTGTGGACCGGCGTCACCGCGTGGTTCCTCGTCATGGTCCCGGTCAGGCTCGTCGCCCGAAGCCGACGGGAAGGCCGATTGCGCGGCGCGGTCGGTTCGCGACAGAAGCTCTCCAGCGTCGGCGTCCAAGGGCCGGTGGGCCTGGCCTGTCCTCGATGCGGCGGCTCGCACTGCACCTGCGTCTTCGGTGCCAGCACGCCCACCGCCAGGATTCCCTTCTTGCTGCGCCGGGCCTTGAACTGCGAGC